CAACAATACTCTCTCTCCACTCCTCGCCCATATTCACCATAATTGCTTCTGCTGCTTCTGGTGTTTCAGCATATCCTTCATTGAGAAGGTGTGAGAGAATGATGTCGTAGAGGTCTACCTGTTCGCCAAGTTCTCCAAGTGCTTTTGCCTTACGAATCTTCTTTGGATTCTTTAACTTACCACCTGGATACATATCCTCTTCATCGTCACGATCATAGTCAGGATCCACATTCGCACGATGTCTTGCTGCTCTCTCTGGAGATGCCTTGTCTGCGTGAATACCTGCTCTGCGAGTGGGTGAAGTCTTGAGTGCTTCTCTCTTATCTTTTTGCTTTTGGCGACTTCTTTGTTGCTTGAAGTCTTTCATCATCATTCCTTCTTCAAGTTCATAAACCTGATTATAAGCTTCTTGAAGGGCACGAAGTTCTTGTGAGTTCATCCTTACAAATACTTTTCAATTATTTATAAAAAAGAAGCACCCTTTTCAGAGTGCTTTTTCTTAAAGGCTTTAAGTCGTGCCTTTGCTTGTCGGAGTGCCTGCGGTTTGAGTGTCCGTTTCTGCTCCTTCTTGGAATGATGGTATCTGTTTGGAACTTGCATCGGTCTTGTGCTTATGATTCTATTTTATACGAGAATCCTCCCCCGTGAGAGGGGAGTGTGCCACTTTATTTATTGTCCCACCTCTTCAAGGCAGATTGTCTCATTTTTTCACGAACCTCTTCACTATAAACTCCAGTCTTACCTTTATTCCAAGGAATTCGTCCAATAGCATTTTTTTTAATTTTGTCCCTTGCTTCAGGAGAATGAGTTTTACCTTTCATAGGGTTATTTTCACTCATTCTTAAACTCATATTTTTTTTAAATTCTTCACTATGAGTTTTTCCATACATTCCATTTTTTTCTCCAACCTGAAGTCCTTTTTGAGATTCTCTCATTTTTGTTTTGGATTCTTCACTATGTTTTTTTCCAAGCATAGGTGGAGTTTTTTCTTTTAATTTTTGTATGGTTTCTGGGGAATGTTTCCATCCAGAATTGCAAGTCATCCCCCCACCACCAGGAGAAACATTTAAACAATCTGCATCATTAGAAATTTTTTCTATTTCTAAATTTTCAATATATTGAGAATCTTGACTACTTTCTAATAAAATTACATTAAATTTTTCCTCTCCATATTTTCTAATAGAAATATAAAATTTTGGGCAATCGTTTTTCTTTTTTTCAGTTTTATAAGAATATTGATGTTTTTTCCAACGTTCTTCAATAGATAATGATGTTATTCCATAATATTTTTGATTTGTAATTAAATTCTCAACAGCATATAAATGGAACATAAAACTCGAACTGATTTAGCATTACTATTTATATTATATTTCACTTTTATATGAGAATCCATTTCTTTTTTCAAATTTAATCACACTATTAAACTTATCATCCAATCCACTTTTATGGGAAATAACAAATATATTAGAATCTTTAATCACATATCGAATAATCTTAAGAAACTCATCCGTTCCAAAACTATCCAGAGAAGAGTCAAAAACCTCATCAAATAAAAGAATATTACAATTTACGGAGTTCTTAACTCTTGCAATTTCTCTCCAAGCAAATACGAGAGCAAGGTTAATTTTTGCCTTCTCACCTTCGGAAAATGATGCATAAGAAAAATCTTCGTGAATTGGAGATTTAATTGTTTCATTAAATTCTTCATCGAGATTAAAATTAATATAAAAATCCATCATCTGCAAATAACGATTTACTTGCTGATTAATGAATGGAAGATACTTTTTAATGATCTTGGTCTTTACTCCATCATCCTTAAGAAGAGAATATGCAAAATCATAATGAACTATCTCTTCCTTCTTTTTACTCAAATCCTCAAATACTTCCGAAAGATTATCTTGAAACTCTTCTAACTTCTGATGTTCAGTATTTCTATTTTCAAGTTGATCGGTAAGTTTCTGAACTTCTGATTCAATATCGCGGACCTGTCGCTGATTAAGAGAAATTCGAGTATTGTTTTGAGAAATTTCATTATTGAGTTTAGAGATCTCCTTTGATAGAATAAGGAATTGACGCTCTCTTGCTTCTTCTAGTTTAATTGCTTCTTCAAGTTCTGTATATCCTTGTTGAAGTTCTTTTGCTTTATTTTGAGCATCATTAATTCTATTTAACCGAAATTCTTCTTCAATAGTTTGAGTACAAGTTGGGCATACCGTATTTTCATTAAAAAACTTATGTTCCTTTGTAATGGTAGACACTTTTTGAGAAATCTTCCCCTTTAAGTTTCCCATCTTCTTAAGTTTATCACCAGAACCTGTAACTTCTTCTTGATTTTTAGAATGCTCAAGAATATTCTGTTCAATAATTAAATTCTCTCGAATATAATTTTCAACTTCGTTAAGAAGTTTAATTACTTGAGTTTTTCTATTCTCTATAGTTTCTTTACCACGATTTTCAAGTTGTTCAATAAAGTTTTTTTGCATTTCAACTTTATCTTTTAGAGATTCTTTTTTAGAATCTAAAGAGCGAATACTATCTTTTCTGATACGAATATCATCCTTAATGAGACTATTCATCGCAGAGAATATACGAATATCCAAAAGATCTTCAATCACTTCACGACGGTTTGCAGTCGTAAGTTGCATAAAGGGAACAAAGGCACTCGAACCCAAAATAACAATTTGAGTAAAAGACTTATAGTTTACTTTAAGAATAGTTTCTTCAAGAATTTTTTGATTAATACGATCATCGGATTCTTTATGAAGAAGTTTCCCATTCACTTCAATATCGAAGATATTTGGTTTAATTCCTCTACGGACAAGATAATCTCGATTATTTACAGAAAACTCAATCTCAACCACACAATCCTTTTCATTTGTGCTGTTGATTAATTGTGGTTTGTTAATTTTACGAAATGGTTTATTAAACAAAACAAAAGTAAGAGCATCCAACATCGTGCTTTTACCTGCACCATTCGTTCCAACTATTAGATTTGTATGGTGTGCCTGGAAATCAATTTCACTAAATTGGTTCCCAGTAGAAAGAAAATTTTTATATTTTAGTTTTTTAAACAGTATCATTTTTAGGAGGAATCACAATATCGTTAGGAGTAATTACTGCATACTTATAGTTGTAAAGTTTGCAAGTCTTTAAAGCAAGTTCATCATCAACTTCTACAACTTCCATTTCTTTTTCATACTCTTCATCATATTCAAGCATCATAGCATAACGATTAGCATCATCTTCTTCTTCAAATAAAAATAAAACCTTTTCTCCATACTTATCACTTACAGCATAAGCACCATCCTCTTTTCTATCCGCTAAAGTAAGAAGAAACACTTTATTCTACCTCAGATGCTTGTTTGTATATATCTTGAAGTATTCCTTTAATTATATTTTTATCATAAGAAAATTCAGACTCGTCAATATATCGATTCAGAATAGAAAGAGTATTTTCATCTTCATCAATATCAAACTCTTCATTTTCCTGAATTTCAAAGTTCTCAACAATTTTAAGTTCTTGAATTCCAGAGTTATAAAGTTTATCGATAAATTTTTCAAAAGATTTTACATCTGATTTTTTACGAACAATAACCTTTACAATTTTTTTCTCATACTCACGAGCATCAAATGTTTGATGAGGAGTATCTTCATAGTAGATATTATAGAATAACTTATAGGGATTGTTGATTGGTGTGTGCTCTAGAGTTTCAGTATCAAAGATATGAAACCCACGAGTATCATTTACATCTGCCCAGTACATTTCATAAGGATTACCAAGATAGAAGATAGATCCATTATCAGAACGAGTATGGTAATGACCAGAAAATACCTTTTGGAACTTTGCAAAAATATTCGGGTCCAGTCCATGATCCTCCATTAATAGATGCTTATTTACACGAAATCCTTGAAGTTCTAAATGACCCATCGCAATCTTTGCTTTGGATTTTTGAATTACTTTAAGAGTTTCATCATAGTTTTCACTACAAATCCAGGGAATAAAAGTTATATCAATTCCACCAACTTTAGTATTTGTAGGAGAACTATAAGTTGTTATATTTGAATAATCTTGAAGAAGAAGTTCTGGAGAATTGACATGATTGGAATTTTTGAAGTAACAATCGTGATTACCTACAATCATATGAACTTGATACTTTTTAAGTGGATCAAATACAACTCTTTTTGCCCATTCTAAACTTTGGTAATCAATCGACTTACGACTATCAAATGCATCTCCCATATGAATGACTGTTTCTACTCCATACTCTTCAAGAGCAGGGAAGAATATGTTCTTATAAAAGAGTTCAAAATAGTCGTGTAAGTGTTTTGAACCTTTGCGGGCACCATAGTGACTATCTGTATAAATTCCGATCTTCATCGATTTCCGTTTTTATATTGAATGTTATCTTTCATAGCATTAAATTCGGAATTATTTCCAGAAAGTAATCCACTATCAATAGTCATAACTTCATCAAATCCAGTTCTTTCAATAATTTTAGTCTTAATTTCCAATTGTTTCTTTTCTTTTTGAATTCTTCTCAAAAAAGCATAATGAATAATTTGAGTAAAATAAGCAAATGGATTTTGAGATCTTTCTGGATTGAAATTATGAATATACTGAACACAATTCTCAATTCCGTCAGAGATCATATCTTCACGAAACATATAATTAACAAAGTTAGGTTTATATGATAGATGTGTAGCGATCTTTAAAAAACATTCTCCGAGATAATTTGGAATACGTGGTTTTCCTTCCCATGGACCTGATTTAGGAGGATTTACATCATACTTCTCAAAATATATTGCTGCTGCTTTAGCAACTTTGCCTCTATAAACAATAAGTGATTCAAGTAACTCCTTATTGTTTACATAATGTTCTGATTTCTTTTTGGGCATAATTCATTTCTGATTGTTCAGTATAACTTATGTACATTATAGCACAGGTGTAAAGGGCTTGACAAGTATCCAAAACAGCAGTAGAATAGGTTTGTTGCTTTTGAAGATAAGTTTTAGCTTTCTTTAATACCTTTAAATATATCTTCAAGGCTCTTACGAGAATCTTCAACAGAACCTATATATCCCATCTGATCAGTTACCTTTACTTTACCACCTGGAACATAACTATCAATACTATCATTTTGTAAATAGTGGTCATAAACTTCTATAAGTTTTTTATCTCTACTTTCTGTCATTGTAATTATTTTATCAAGTTTAATCATAAAGAAATCTTCATCAGATAAATCAATCCAAGGTTTAATTTTAACAAAGGATCCTCCACCAGGTCCTTGTGTAGGTTTCATAACAACAGGATTTTGGAGAATGATAATTGGATCTCCATCATTCTCATCTATACAAACAAGAGAGAATATTTCCTCACCTGATATTAATTTAATAATAGAATAAAATTCTTCTCCCATCATTCTTTAAAAGGTATATTGACAATATCATAATTAAAGTTTTCTTCACTATAAATTTTAATTCTTTCGATTAAGTGATTAAGAGTATAATTCTTTCTCGACTTATAACTGATGTCGTCAGCAATATCATATAGAGTTGCTTTCACTTTGTTTTCTCCTTTTCGCAAGACTCTTCCGATTGACTGGAGATTTCTGATTCTTGATTTACTAGGGGAAGCAAATATAACATTATGTAAATTTCTGATATTGACACCAGTAGAAAAAGTGCCGTAAGAAGCAACGATGATTGCATTGTTTTCTTTCTCCGTTATTTCGCGAACTAACTCTCTTTCTTCAGTATCAACCCCACCATGAACAAAGAATACGTGTCTATCATCAATTTTGCTATTATTTATGAGTTCATAAAGTGGTTGTCCGTGACTTTCTACTCGACTAAAAAGAATCAGAGTATTTCCTTTTAAATCAAGTGCTAGATTTTTAATGAAGTTATTTCTTTTTTGATGATTAATAATATATTGAACTTCATCCTCAAACACCTCAAATCTCTGTGGAGAATGTTTGAGTAGAAGCACCTTAATATCTAATTTAGCAAGATGACCTTTCTGCATTAGTTCATCTGTCTTAATAATTTTATATGATGGTCCAAACAAACCTTCCAGAACCCACTTATGAGTTTGTGATCCATCGAGTGTTCCTGTAAATCCAAAACGATATTTTGCATCACAAAGTTTCGTCATTATAGATATTAATGACTTGGATTTAAACTGGTGTGCCTCATCTCCTACGACAACATTAAATCTGGAAAAGTATTGCTTTGGAAGTTTGTAAATAGACTGCCAAGTAGTAATAATGACTTGAGAATCAGTTTCTCTTTCCTTTCCTGCGTAGATTTTATGACAGTACGAACCAACATCCCATCCATAATCCGCAAAATCTTTATACATTTGTTCCACGAGAGAAGTGGTTGGAACAACTATTAGAGTATTTTGTTCTTTCTCAACATAATATCTTACAATAGCGTATATCATTAACGACTTTCCAGAAGCAGTTGGAGA